CACCGGCTTCCGCTACTTCAGACCAAGAGTTAACACCTTCACCGGGAGTACCGACACGAAGACCAGCATTACGCATCATGAATCCAGCGAAATCTGTTTCCAGATCGGTAACAATGCGAGTGCCAATGTCATCCCAAAAACGATTGATATCAGTGCCCATGTTCAGGGCTTCATCGGCTTCATCATAATCAACAGGAACAGTGATATAGTCCTGTACGGTAGCAGATGCTTTGCCGGTGATGATGTCTTTCTTCTGGCCAGTGATATCACCAGTAGGAGTACGTACCGACTTGTAATCAGTAGGACGTTTAACATCCACTGTATCGCCGGAGTTTGGATCAAATGCTCCTTGGAACATTTGGGTGTTCACGTTACGAGAAAGTACACGGTTGGATTCGAAACGATCCAGTACCTTCATCATAACCTTTCGAGTAAAGTTACTTTCGAAGTTATTAGCCATGAGTGGCCTCCATTATTCAATCGTAGCGCCCCAAGGATTATCATCCTCAGATGTCGCTCCTCCGGACAAAGTCTCGGTAGGTTGTGGAGCGTCGCTAACAGTTTTTGGTTTAACAGCTGTGGCTTGTGTCTTCACTTCATTGAAAACAGTCGCGCCATTCAGCCAAGTCGTTTGGTTCAAACTATCAATCGCTTGAGGATTGGCAGCAAGGTAACGAGTAATCAAAGGGCCATCACCATCAGCTAAAATAGCATCGACAATCTCAGGCTTAAGACCATATGCCGCCACTGTTTGACCGGCTTGTTGCATCTCCTCAGGTTTAATGCCTAATTTGGTAGCACGGCCAGAATAAACGGCGACTTTCTCGTTTAGTGCTTTAACACGTTCTTGCTCAGCTTCCTGCTGTTCACGCTCTTCCTTTTCACGCGATTGAGTTTGCTGGTTTTGATAATCCCTCAACTCTGCCTTTTTATCGGCGTATTCGTTGATAGCAGCTTGGTAATCCGCCTCGTTATCATAGTCCCAACGATCTGGGATAGATGGCATTTGCGGCTCACCGGGATCGTTCTGCTTTTTGGCTTCAGCGAGTTGCTTTCTCAGCTCCTCGTTTTCACGTTTTGCTTTACGTTCCTCAAAAGCTTTTTCAGCGATAATTTTCTGAGCTTCGGGTGAAATCTCGACTTTTTCACTCTGGGTCGGTCCAGAGGATGGTGCCGAATCATCAGTTACTTGGCTATCTGTGCTACTAGACTGATCCCCCGGATTCAGATTGTCATCTTCAGTACCGGGATCGATAGTGGCACCAAGTTGATTTTCTAATTCAAGGTTGCTGTCAGTGGTTTGCACCTCAGCATTTTGCTGGTCACTCATGGTTATCTCCAAAGAGTAAATATCGCGAAAGGGTCGCGTACCCATACGGTTAAAACAAAGATGGCGGTAAAGCCATCATCAAAATCAATTCTTCTTCAGTTTCATTGCGCTTGAAAACATCAGGTTTTACCCAGTCCCATCCCTGTCCTTTCTTATTCTTTTTGACTTCCAATAATTCACGGTCAAATATACAATTGCCGTTCAAATCAGGATTATCGAAAACACAAGTCGGATCTATGAAAGCATCGAATACGCAATCATCGCCCTTTTTGGGACTATCAAAAACGCAAATCATAAACTTTTATCAGGTTTTGCTGGCAGTAAAGAATCCTGCAGCGTTCACTGCTCCGGTCAAATCATTACCGTTAGTGGTGATAACGAAATCGTGGGCAGTAAGTGGAACCAAATTTGCGTCAGTACCGCCTGTGGTATCCGAATCAAAACAAACTAGTAGCTTGACTAGGTTATTGTCTGTGATACCACCTGCACTGACCCAAACAGGGTCTGGCATATCAACACTCTGAGTATTATTAGTGTCGTTCGGCACCGGCTCAGAAATGTCGGTATCATCGAACACAATACGAGCATAATTGGTGAAATCAGCTTCAGTATTGCCGGGAGCCGCCAGAATCGCTGCCAAAGTGTCGTAATCCTCAAGCACATTATCGGCTTCAACAACTTTCAGCAAGACAATTACCAAAGCTGAGTTAGCAGGGTCATTGTTCGCCACACGGGAAGCATATTCACAGGGGCGACCTAGCCCTTGGTTAAACGTAAAATCGGCCATATCAACCTTCCATTACTTGTAAATTATACGCCCCAAACGTGACGCCATTATCAGAACGTAATATCAACGTTCCAAACTGTCCGGGAGCAAGAGAGGTTCCCGTTAAATCAATATCAATTATACCACTGCCATCAGTGGATTCAAGTTCACCTTGTGTAATAGGTGCGTTGAAGTTAGCAGGGTCAGATTCATCAAACCATGCCCAAGATAAATTTGATAGCCCCGGTAAAGGATTGCCGTTCCTGTCCACTAAAGTGCATTTCGCTATAAGAGCCGCTGCCACTGGGATGATGCTATTAGCAATATCAATCTCAGTAGCAATGCCTATACCAACGACCAAATCTGTCTGAGGCGTGATGCTATTAGCAGTATCGATCTCTGTAGCAATGCCCAGCGCAACTGTAGTTCCCGATAGCGGGATAATGCTGTTTGCCGTATCAATCTCGGTCGCTGTACCAATGGCGACTTCAAGCCCTGTCTGAGGCGTGATGCTGTTTGCCGTGTCGATCTCGGTCGCTGTACCGATGTTTACCAGCAAATCGACTTGAGGCGTGATGCTGTTTGCCGTGTCGATCTCAGTAGCTGGGTCAATTGGGACAGTTAGGCCAGCCGCAGCAGCGTTTAGTGGTAAAGCGATTGCGTTATACGATGGCGAACCACCGCCGCTCCAAGATATGACACCAGTGGATGATCTGTATCCACCAGCTGCGCCCAGCCCACTAGACCCATCGCGTATAGAACCCGCTAAAGAATTTCCCGCTCCCGATATCGATCTTGCTGATGAAGCATATGAATGTCTCATCACGCCCCAGATCATTCCATCGGAAGGAGCCGTAGTATTGGCAGTACTTTGCGTGGCTCCTGCCCCGCTGTTCGTGGTGGGAGTTCCTGTTGGATCAGCTTGGTCTACCCCTTCGAATGAACCGCCCACCAGCATAGGTTTGCTATAAGCCGACAAGGTAAGGGATAGTATGTTTATGCCTGAAGGCACGCCTGCTAACGAGAATGCTTTAAGCGCTCCCGAAGTGGCTTCTTCAGTCATACTAACAGCATCGTATCGCATGCTGTTAACAGTCTGTATTAGGTTTACATCGTACCCGCCACCAACGACAGCTCGATCTGAACCTACACCAGCGTCAAGTGATACTGATCTGGTTGTACCGTTGCCGAATGTGACTGCCGAAGATACAAACGAAACTGCCATTATGGGTTAGCCACTGTGATACGATTTAACGCCGATCCAAATTCGGCAACTAAACGAGACTCAAGCTCAATAACATCGCCTACTTTTCGCCAATATCCGTTGGATACACGGATCAGAATAACATCCAAATCCGATGAGTCTTCAACAATTCCGGCATTTATTGTAAGCAACCCAGTGACCGGGTCTTTGTAGCACTGCCCGATTTCACAAACTCGACTAGAGGCAGAGTAATATTTGGTTTTATGATCTTCAAGGGTAAAGTTAGGCGGTAGCATTTCTCCTCTGTGAATTTTCTCAACATCCACAGCAGAAACCCTATAGCGGTTCAAAATTTCATGGGTTTGTTTATCGTGAATTTCAACCAAACCCCACGCTGTAGAATCGTTTGTCAGTTGCAATGTTGTCTTAAGAAATTCCACGGTTAATTCTCCCAAAAATTAAGTCCTTCTAGAACGTTTTGATCATCTCCTAGGATATCATCCACCGGAAAGACTCTGTGTTCTATTTTTTCACCGATATCGTGTAATCCAGCGCTGCCATGGTAATAATCATTTTCGAATATCGTTTGCATCACATATGGCACAGGATAATCAAAACGTGGTGACCCTATATAATCATGAATCAGATCTAATTCGCTTTGAGGATTTTTCGTAAAGCGATCATAATCCACAATATGGACTTTATCACCGTGCCCTCTTGCAAACAAATCTTGCATCCACGACATAGCAATGCCAGTCGGTTGATCGAAGCGTAACTGGTAGTGGATACGCCCTCTACGTGTAGCGCACTGTGCACGATGCTCATCTGTCATATTGTCATGGCGCAAATAATTCTGACGCCAAAGCAATTCCCAAGAGGCTATTATTTGCTTTATATCCCTGACACAAAAAATCATCTTGGTATTGGGGAACGCTTCCTCCAATAATTCAAAATAATGAGGCCAACCGCGCGATCGATCGAATATAAAAGATTCTTCACGATGGGAATAGGCCCCCTCAATTATCCCACGAAGGGCACCTAATTTTTTCTCATCATCAGGGTTAGCCAAAAAACAAGGGTTTTGGTCCCACGCCTGCCTTGCGGCTGTGACTACATCAATAATGCCACTAGTAGGTGATACGTGGAAATCAAGATTTTGGTTCAAGGCATTGGCTAAGAGGGTCGAACCACTTCTAGGTAGCCCCGCCATGAACACAAAATTTTTCATATCAACCTCTTTTGTAATTCAAGCCGGAGATATTACCGCTACTATCTCTGATAACTTCAGCGCCCTGAATTGTTTCGATATTATCGATTCTATCACCAATGGTTTCAAGAGCTTTTGTACTTGCTATCTGAGCAGCGGCAAAAGATTCAGCTAGAGTCGTAATTGATTCCATCACAGCCTCTATTGTTGAATTAATATCAGCCATATGGACATCAAGTTTTGCTGACGATGCTCTACTGGACTTCTCAGTTACTTCAGCGGTACTTTTTGTTAGCCCTTCGATGGATTTTTTTAGCAACTCAATCGCGCTATTAATCGACTCAGACTGCTTGTTCCCATTTTCAGCAACGCCAGCTATTAATTTGAGCAACTCAGTGTTTCGTTGTTCAATGTGCTTCGCCACTTCATCGCTTATGATCGGAGAAGGAGCCAAAGAGATTATTTCCTTTCTCTTTTGAAGCTCCCTTCTGGCCAGCTCAGCTCGGGCTTGACTCTTCATCGCCATTGGCAATCCTCACGAGTTGTTCTGTCGACATGCTTCTAATTTCTTGAACTGTTTTAGCGGTGTCGGCTTGGATCTTCTCAACATTCGCACCAGTTTCTTGCGCTTTAGTAATCGCCGTGAGCCTCTCATTTTCGGCCCTCAATTGACTATTTTGAGCATCCAATATGAGTTTCGTTTTCTCGATCTCAACCTTCTGGGCGTCAATTTTAACTCGTTCAGCGTTGAGAGTCAATTCTTGCTGCTTGATCTGTTGAGCCATGATATCAGCTTGAGCTTTCTTCTCTTCAGCCATCGCCAACACCATTTCTGGTGAAGGTTCTTGGGGTTGATTAGCAGCTTCAGCACGGGCCTTCTCGATTTGTTCACGCTCTTCATCAGTCCACTGGGACTCAGGAATGATACCTGCATTGATGAGTTGAATACGTTTCCGCTCTGCAATGACATCAAGACCCGGAGCATTGGTGTTCTTCAACAGAACATCGCCACCTTCGGTGATAACAGACGGATCAAGTTGTGCCATTTCAGTGATAGCCGCAACAGACTCTTGTTGACGACTGCTGAACGATTTACCGGCACTACACGCAACATTATAACGAGCACGTGATAGATCATTGATCATGACAGGTGTTTTGGTTTCTTCATCCATCACAACCTGATTAACGATCTCAGTTGAAACAGCACCGTCTTCACCGACCAAACGGATCTGGCGTTGAGTATCGTAAACCTTAGGAATAGCATCAATCAGAATACGTGCTGTGTGGCAAATCGCCACTTCCTGAGCTTCGAAATACTCATACGTGCCAGTGTCACCTCGTTCTTGCAATGCTTCAATAGCGACGCCAGACTGAAGGCCGGGGTTATCGCCCATCGAAGCATTGAACAGACCAGAACCTTGAGTGATATCATCACGCGCTGCCAGTGCTGTGCCTTCTAACGAAGGATTTACTTGAGGTGGCCCGCCTTTATATGGCGGCGGAGCTTTAGGATCTGGTTTATAGAATTGAACAGGATCAGCGTTGGTATTCATCGTGCGAAGAGAGTCTTCATGCCCAGCTGCCTGCGCTTCCGTCATCCAATACTTATCACGTGGAGACAGTGCGCCTTCTTCGATCTGACGAGATCTAGCATAGTTATAAATACGCTGAGCATCCAACAGCTTTTCAATCGCGCCGTGATAGATTGTTTTGTTCTCGGTCACGTTATAATTGGCATAGGTCGGAATGATAGGAATCCAACTGAATACCGTTTCGCGTTCACCTCCTAGCCAATCGCCACCATCCAGCTTGCGGGTTTTGACTACTCGATCTTGGCGAGTACGACGAGCTTTTTCCGTGATGCCAGCTTCTGCCAGCTCATCTTTAATAGGCTCTAGATCGTCTTCACGATAGACAGATCCGTCATTCATCTGGATAAGAACAACGGGCACCATTTCAACCCAGTAAAATTCAGCGACTGTTACGGTGTCAGCCTTATTGGTGTAGACGTTGGCAGTTCGGTCTACCGCAATGCTGAGACCAGACCCCTCTGGCCATTTCTTTTCATATTTTTTGCGATCGATAGGAACCAAACGTACTGCCCATTTGGCATCTGAACGGTCACGTTCTTTTGCGTCTGGATCGAACCAGACTGAATTTACAAAATCATAGATAGGCTTGATGAACAAATCTTGGTCAAATGATTCATCATCGGCCCAATCTTGTTTCACCATCCAACCGTCAATACCAGTACCAACCATGTTTTTGGCGGCATAGCTGTAGATATGAGTGGCTTTAGATAGATTCTCAATGTTACGAATCATGCCAGACATTAGTTTAGCTGATTCATCATCAGCGTAACTGTTGGCTGGATCGATTTTAATAGCGAAATCAGCTTTTTTCAGTTCGCCAGTGATCTGGTTAACGATAGGGTTGCATTTGTCCAGAGTATAACGAGGGCGTCTTGCGGTGCCAAATTGCCGCCAGATTTCTGGCTCCCATTGACCGTCACGCTTATCAAGAAAATTACGGGCTTCACGGGCCTGCTCTCGCTCATCGGTGTCTACCGATTGGGCGTCCTTGATGAGCATCAAAACGTCACTATGTTCGTTAAAATCTGGCATCTTATCCCCAGCCTGAGAAGTCTATTTTCTTAGATTTGTTTGGTTGTGGTTCTTCATATACTACGCACATTAAGCCAAATGAATCGGCACCGTGGCTTGACCAATCATGACAAGGGCCAAGGCCGATGTCTCTGTGCTCATCTTTCTTTTCGTGGTACCAACTAAGGGCATCGATACCGCCTTCGCATTTCTCTTGGTCAATCCATATTCGAGGGAACAACCGGCGTCCTTCTTCAATACGCAACTTAGCTGCGCCTTTGCCTTGGTTTGGTACCACTTCCACTTCATAACCAGCGGCGATCAAGGATGATTCATAAGAAACATCAAATACCTTGTCATGAGTTGACCCATCATGTGGCAACCAGATTTTAGTGCGATCTGGTGTATAACCTTCGCCTCTCATCCACGCTAAATGGGTAGCAAGGTCTTGGCCTTGGGCCTCGTAGTAATTTAGAACGCGAATTTCGCGGCCTATGAATTGAGCTGCCCAGATAGTGAATGAATCCGCTTTCGCGCCTGTGCCGCCGATATCAACAAAAAGGCGGACAGTGAACATCGGGTCTTCAAATAGACGAGTTAGTCGCCCTTCATTCTTGGCTTGCTGTAGGCGTTTAGCATAATAAGCACCATCAACAATCTGAACATAGCCACCATCCCAAATATGGTCATATTCATCTGGGTTGTTTCGTAGGCAGTCTTTGCGTTCTTGCTCCAGCACTGCTGGGAACCAAGGATTATCATTCCAGTTAGCACGGGTTATAATAGAACCGGTAGGAGGCGTGTTACCTCTAAATAACTTATCGACTGGATCAATTTTTAGTCGTGGGTTCCAGCTCATCCAGATTTCGGATTCAGGTGCCCGAATAGTAGGACGCAATAACCTTAAACTGTTACTGGAAAGGGTCTGTGCCTCTTCACCCCAAGCCCGTTTGAACCCTTCAAGGGACTTGATTGATTCTGCTGTGTGGTCTTGCATACCCTGAAAAATGATAACACCATCGCCGGGCGTTGCTATTCGATCAGTGAAAACCTTGAACCCGTCCTTTTCGCCTAGGCCAAACTCATTTAGTTTAGCTTCTAATAGACGTTTAGCGGAATCCTTCAGTGATTTTTGCACCTCACGAATACAAACTGATAGCAATCCTTGGCCACCACAAGCACCGGGTTCATAAAGGCTATCATCGATCAGTTGCTCACCAAAAAAGTGAGATTTGCCTGATCCCCGACCACCATAAGCGGCCTTGTATCGGGAGGGTTCTAATAGCGGGGCAAAAACCTTAGCTACTTTTCGCTGTAGTACTGTCAACGATCACGCGCTCAATTGTT